ACAATGGTACGCTGTCATGGGTAGACAAAGAGAAAGGGCTTCGTTGGCTGTCCTCAGCGAAATCAAATTCGCAGGCAATCGCCAATGAAACCCTTGATTCTGCTGCAAAGATAGTAAAAGATTTCGAAAACCCCAAACTTTCGGAAGAAAATCTTGATGAAGGTGGCGAATTGTTCAGGGATGGCGACTTTACCGAGCGTGATAGGTCAACAGCCAGGCGTGAATACGAAGACATGGTATCAAGTGGCCTGTATCAGTTCCGTGAAGCTGTGCAGGACTCTATGCTTGGCTTGCGTAAGTTGTATGAGGCTGTTCTTGGTAAAAAAAACCACATTGAAGATGTGGACGGATTTGAGAATGCCTACCTTGCAGAGAACAGGATGAGCAGCGTCAATTCAGCAGAACAGCATGACTACTACCTTCGCTACATGTATCCTTTGCTGGAGGCTATCGGAAAGATTGCAGGTAACAGCAAGAAAGCACGTCAGGAACTTACGGACTACATGATGGCCAAACATGGCCTCGAACGCAATGAGGTGATGGCTCAGCGTGACTTTGATACTTACAGACAGGAGCATCCGAAAGGACAAAAGACCCTTGCGGACTTCCGTGAACGCGACTATTCAGGTCTGACAGCCTTAACTGGTGAGGCAAACGTAGCGGACGCAGAGGCAGCAGCACGCAAGATGGTTGATGATTATGAGAGAGACCACGATGTCGCTGAGTTATGGGATGCTACTAAGGCCGCAACGCAAGCCACTTTGAAGAAAATCTACAATAGTGGCCTGTTGAGCAAAGAACGTTACGACCAGATTCTTGACATGTTTGATTACTATATCCCCTTGCAGGGATGGGATGAAACGACCAGCGATGAAGTGTACGGCTATCTGACAAGCAAGAATGGCCCACTTGGTGGAAGTCCTATCAAACGTGCCGAAGGACGTAGCAGCAAGGCCGACGATCCCATTGCCACTATTGCCATGATGGCCGATACTGCCATCCGTCAGGGAAACCGTAACCTGATGAAGCAGAAGTTCCTGAACTTTGTGCTGAACCATCCGAGCGACCTTGTGAGTGTGAATGACCTTTGGCTGGAATACGATGCCGCCACCGATGAATGGATTCCCGTCTTTGCCGACCTTGACAAAAATGACACGGCAGCAGATGTTGAGCGTAAGGTGGAAGCCTTTGAACAGCGCATGGAACAGCTGGCACAAACTGAGCCAGACCGCTACAAACGAGGACGTGATGCGAAGAACATCCCCTATAAGGTAGTGAAAGGCAACCTGGAAGAACACCAGGTGCTTGTGAGGCGAGGTGGCCAGACCTATGTGCTGACCATCAACGGAAATCCAAGGGCAGCGCAGGCATTGAACGGGCTGACCAATCCCGACGTGAACATCGAAGGCGTTGTTGGTAACATGCTGAAAGCTGGCGAATGGATCAACCGTAACCTGAGTGCATTATATACCACACGTAACCCCGATTTCGTTGTGAGTAACTTTTTCCGTGACATGTTGTATTCAAACTGCATGACATGGGTGAAGGAGAATCCCCGTTACGCTTTGAGATTCCACAAGAATTTCGGTAAGGTGAATCCTGCCAAAATGCGCATACTCCTTGGCAAGTGGGAGCAAGGCACACTGGATATGAACAACTACACTGAACGTATGTTCCACCAGTTTATGATGAATGGCGGTGAGACTGGCTACACAAGCATCCGTGACATTGAAGCACACAAGCGGGAGATTGCCAAGGAATTGAAAAAGCAAGGCAGCATAAGCCGCAAGGCATTTTCCGTGCTTGGAATGCAGCTTGACCTTCTTAACCGTAGTGTTGAGAACTGTGCTCGATTTGCAGCATTTGTCACCTCACGCGAAATGGGAAGAAGTGTTGACCGCAGTATCTATGATGCAAAGGAGGTAAGTGTGAACTTCAACAAGAAAGGCAGTGGCGGCAAGATGGTGAATGCCACAGGTCAGACGCTGTTAGGCAAGATTGGTTCATACCTTGGCGGTGCAGGCCGTCTGTTGTATGTATTCTGGAATGCAGGTGTTCAGGGCTTGACAAACTTCGGCAGGGCAGGCAAGCGTAATCCAGGCAAGGCACTTGGCGGTGCAGCAGCCATGTTTGCGCTTGGCTATATCATTCCACAGCTTGCTGCAGCAATGGGTGGAGGTGACGGTGACGATGATGATAAAAATGCCTACTACAACCTTCCTGAATACGTTCGCAGGACAAACATCTGTTTCCGTGTCGGCAACCAGTGGATTGTATGGCCGTTGCCGATTGAGTTCAGATCCATCTACGGACTTGGCGAGTTGGCATCTGGAGTTATCAGCGGTAATGAACATTATAGTGATCATGAGTTGTCTTATCAAATTTCAAGTCAGGTCAGTCAGATATTACCACTTGACATGCTTGAAGGTGGTGGCGGTGTCAATGCCTTTATTCCAAGCAGCGTAAAGCCTTTTACTGAAGCCTATGTCCGTAATAAGGCGTGGACGGGACTTCCTATCTACAAGGACACTCCTTGGAACAAGAAAGACCCTGAATGGACTAAAGCCTATAAGAGCGCAGACCAGACACTTGTTGATATGACCAAGTGGCTGAATGAGCAGACAGGTGGCGACGATTTCAAGAAGGGCGTTGTTGACATCAATCCTGCCAAGTTGGAATACCTTCTTAACGGAGTGTTTGGCGGCTATGCCAATACTGCCAGCAAACTAAAGAAGATGTATGAAACAGCTTTCAGTGACCGTGAGTTCGACTGGCGTAACATGCTGATTGCAAATCGTGTTGTTAAAACAGGTGATGAACGCACGGCAAACAGGAAGCTTCAGAACGAGTATTTCAAATACAAGGACGAATACGAAGAGACGAAGCGACTTGCAAGGAAATACGAGGATGCGGCAGACAATGGCATCATGGGTATGGCAGAGAAACTGGACTTCTTGTATAACTCGAAAGAATACCTCCGCTATGAGATTTTTGAAGAGTATAAGTCTGATATTGATGATTTGCGTGAAGAGCTTGCAGAGACAACCAATCCAGAAGAGCGCAAAAAGATTGAATCTGAAATGTTTGGTCTTATGCGTGAGCTGATAAACGCATTGCACGAAACTGACAAGTAAAAGATAAAAAGCCGTCGTGATTACAAAGTATTACCTTTGTAGTCGCGATGGTGTTGTTGTCATGGCATGACAACATGCTTGACGGATAAACGAATAAAATTCAAGTATATGGCAGAAGAGAGATTGCTATCAATGAAGAATGTGGCTCCGAGGCTGGAGATGGATTCGGTGAAGGAGTTGAAGAAATTTGGCGATCGTCGTGCCTTTGATGTGCTCATGGAGGCACAGCAGTACTGGGATAATATGTCACGGTTCCGCAGAGACCGTGAGCGCAACAAGCGTTATACCTACGGTGACCAGTGGGGTGACATTATTCATGTTGACGGCAAGGATATGACCGAGGAAGAGTATATCAAGAGCATGGGTACTGTTCCTTTGAAACAGAACCTTATCCGCAGGCTTGTGAAGAATGTGCTTGGCGTGTACCGCAGTCAGTCGAAGGAGCCAGTAGCCAGTGCCAGAGACCGTGACGAGCAGAAGCTTGGCGAGACCATCAGCACCATATTGCAGTATATCATGCAGAGGAACCGCATGAGTGAGGTCAATGCGCGGACGATGGAAGAGTTTCTGATTAGTGGCTTCATCGTGCATCGTAAGTGGTTCGGCTGGAGAAATGACAGTCTGGACTGCTGGACGGACTATGTGCAGCCCAACAACTTTTTCATCGACAGCAATATGCGTGACTTCCGAGGGTGGGACTGCACCTGCCTCGGTGAGGTTCATGACATCAGCTTTGAGCAGTTGTGCGGCCAGTTTGCCCACAATCCCGCTGACTATGCACGGTTGAGGGACATCTACAGGTATGCGCACAACCGACGAGCCTTGATTGGTCAGTGCGAGCGTTTCGGCTACAGTCGTTTGCAGAACTACGACTTTCTGTTTACCAGCGACCCGACGCGCTGTAGGGTTATCGAGGTGTGGAGAAAGGAGAGCAAGCCCCGTTATTTCTGCCATGACTACAATAGCGGTGATGCCTATAAGATTGAGGTTGAGGACTATCAGGAAATGGTAGAAAATGTAAATGCCAGTCGTTTGCAGCGAGGCTTGGCCGCTGGTATGGCCAAGGAAGACATACCGCTGATTAAGGCAGAGTGGCGCATGGATGACTACTGGTACTTCTATTACCTCACTCCTTTTGGTGACATTCTTGACGAGGGCGAGACACCTTACGAGCACAAGAGCCATCCATACGTATTCAAAGCCTATCCTTTCATCGACGGCGAGATACACAGCTTCGTGGCCGACGTGATAGACCAGCAGCGTTACACCAACCAACTTGTCACGTTGCACTACTGGATTATGAAGGCCAGTGCCAAGGGTGTGCTGATGGCTCCAGAGGATTGCTTCAAGGGTATGGATATTAACGAGGTTGCCGACGAGTGGACGCGCTTCAATGGTGTCATTCTGTATAAGCCAAGCAAGAGCGGCCAGTTGCCACAGCAGATAGCCAACAACTCCACGAACATTGGTATCAGTGAGCTGTTGCAGTTGCAGTTGAAGTTCTTTGAGGACATCAGCGGTGTGCATGGAGCCTTGCAGGGACGTGCAGGCAACAGTGGAACAAGTGGCACGCTGTATGCACAGCAAGCACAGAACGCCACCACGTCGCTGCTTGACTTGTTGGATTCTTTCTCTATGTTCGTGGTGGATGCAGCCTATAAGGACGTTAAGAACATGCAGCAGTACTACGACCCGAAGATGGTTGTCAATATTGCTGGCAAGAACGGTGTTATGGTTACAGAAGACCCGAAGAAGATTCTTAACGCTGAGGTTGACCTGAGTATCACGGAGAGCACCAGCACACCAGCATTCAGGGAAATGGCCAACGAGTTCCTGATGGAGATATGGCGTGCCGGTCAGATTACCCTGGAGCAGCTATTGGAAAACGGCAAGTTCCCGTTTGGCGACCAGCTTTTGCAGAGCATCAAGAGCCAGCAGGAGCAGTTGCAGAATGGCGAGATGCCGCAGGGATTGCCGCCAGAGTTACAGCAGCAGGCTTTACAGGGCGCGAATATGGATGCAGTGAATCAGCTTTATGGGGCTATGAGGAATGCGGCATAATAAAACCCTGCGGAAAACCGCAGGGCACACTACAGGACGGGAAAAGTGGTCATTTTCGACCACTTTTCTTTGTTCTTGATGGACGGCCACCATGTAGGGAGTAGGTGGCGAGCGGGTCATGGGTGAGCGTGGCAATGCCTTCTAAACCCTGTGGAGATGCACAGGGTATGGTAGATTGTTGTGACTTGTTCATAGGCCATTCACTTTCTTGCATAGTTCGACAAGCTCTTCGTTGGTGAGACTTATCTGACGGTGGAAGCCCTCATTATCTGTTTTTGTGATAATCCACGTTGATGATTTCTTGTCTTTTGTCAGTTCGATCATTTCTTCTGCTTCTTTTGTTTTTTCTGTTGCTTTGCAATCATGCGTATTGATTCGCAATAGGAGAAGTAGAGAGCCAGTTTCAGTTTGCGGCCATTGGCATCGAGGTAGCCGTCACCATTGAGGTAGGGTGTGCAGTAGAAACACTCGGCAACGAGGTCACGGATATTTGCCTCCTTGTTGATATAGCCTTTCTGTTTGAGCTTGCGGAAGTTTTTTCTATCCATGACAATGAGACCGGGCTTTCCGCTTTCCTGATTGGACGCTACTACGTAGTAGCGGTCACCGTCTTTTGCATGGGCATCGTCTGCCATCTTTACAGCCTCGCGATAGCGAAGGTAGTCTGTGAGTTGTTTGAATGGGTTGTACATAAAAGTAAATATTTTGATTTGACATGGTTGCTGTAACACAGCAACATACTTGAACTCTTATATTGTGGCCGCAGCCTCGGCCTTTTTCTTTCTTCTTTTGTTCTTTACGAACTTTGGCCTCTTGATGATGCGTGGCAAGTCCATTTCGTAGAAGCATATCTGCATGCCGATGGCTCTTGTCATGAGCCTGTCGTCGTGGTAGCCTTCCATTGCCTCGAAGCCACCCCTCTCTGTCTCGATGTAGGTGAGGTATTCATCCAGGCACTCTTCCTCTCGCTCCACATACAGATGCTCACGGATAACCTGTTTGAGATTGTGGATAACCACCTTCTTTGTCAGGGCGTTGGTATGGAAGCCGTATTTGCGTGGCGCACCCTCCCGAATATCCTCTGCACTTTGCTTGCGTGCATACAGTTGTGAGCCGTAAACGTCACGGATGATGTTCAGGATATATTCTGCTTCACCCTTTGTGTTGTTTGTTTCGAGCGTGTTACTCTCAATGACCAGCAGTGCATTGTTGTAGTAGGCTGCAACCTGCGTGGCTTTCCATGCCAGCTTATCCATGTCGATGTGTCCGTGCCATTCCGCTACTACCGATGGCGGTTCCCCGTCCATCATATACACGCGGTCAATGACAAGAATGTCGGCAAAGTCTGCCTTCTCCGTCTGTCCTTTGCATACATCGACAATGACCAGGTATCGGTCGAGCACATCCTCTTCCTCGTCTCGCTCCACGTCCTGCCACATTGATAGCCGTCCGTTCTCTTCCTTTCTGAAGCGCAGGTTCTCCAGTGCGTCCTCTCCCTCGTCGGCACGTCCGTAGATCTCCCCTTTCCACTTTGGCGGCTTGCAGGCAGCGCGGAACTGTTCAACATCTTCTGCCGAGAACACCTTGCGGCCTGAGAAGGTAAACGCCTCAATATCATCAGACGGGTACTCGGAAGCCATGTCAGCATGCGAGGTGTACTTCGAGCGTTCGAGGGTGTACCAGTGAATAGCCTCCAGTGTTGCGCCCTTTTGCCACAAGCTCCAAAGGTATGCTCCTGGTTCCTCACGTTCAGAGGCCACGTCTTCATTGTTCCGATTGTTGTAGAGACGTGTTGCGAACTGTGTTAATGGGTCTAATGGGCTTAATGGGTCTAATGGGGTAATGATGGGTTCTGCGTATTGTTCAATCTCGAACCATGCCACGAACAAGGCTTCGAACTGGCTCTTGCCCTTCTTGGCTGCAATATACTCCTTGTGGAAGAAGTTACCCACTCCGTTTGCCGTTGATTCGTAGACAATCATCGTGTAGGGCTTCATCAGAATACCAGAGCAGGCTGAGCGCACAATCTGTTCAGGTGTCTTGCCGTCCGTCTTCTTCCATAGTCCGACCTCGGTACAGTGAACGAGGTTATAGTCACCGCCACGGGCTGAATCAGGCTTTTCGGCAGTGCCTATCTTTATCTTGCAGTTACGTTGCGGTATGCGGTGTATATTCCCGCTTGCTCCTACGCCTACCAGCTTCGGCTCGTTGTCGTTGTATTCGGCTCCCAGCTTGTAAAGCATTTGGATGGGGTAAGCCTTAATCATGCGGTCGAACATGTCCTTCACCTCGTTAGAGGCATCCTTGACGTGACCGACGATAAGCGAGTTGAGACCGACACGGTGCATGAGCTGTAGCCAAGCCATGTAGATCTGTGTGGCCGTTGAGCCACCCCATTGTCGTGCCTTTAGCAATATGAGACGTATCGGCTTGCCAGCCTTGCGCATACGCTCGAAGCGCATTATCAGCTTACGTTGCGGACGGTTGAGCCGGAAGTGAATATCCTCGCCACCACCTTTCTGCTTGATGAAGACATAGAGAGCAGCCCAGAAGGCGAAGTCGTGGCGGCATCGTATGCGCACGAACTGTTCAATCACCTTGCGTCGTTCTTCTTCCTGTTGTTGCTTTGGCAAAGCAACATACTCAACACCGATGATGTCTTCAAGGAACTGGTCGATGGTTCCAGCCTCATGCAATTGTCGCACCAATGGCACCTTCATCATTTCTTCAGGTACATATTGTACCTTGAAAGGGAAGTCTGCAATCTCCAGCTTTACACGGTGGCCAATCGATCCCTCGCCCGTGATGGGGTTGAACTTGGCACGTATCTCTTCGTTGCGTTGCTCGTTCTCTTGTAGGATGGCCATGACAGCCTCACTTGTCTTCATGGGCAGGAGAATTGAGGAAGCCGACCATCAGCCCGACAACGTAGCAGTAGAGGTGGAGGATGTTATTTGGGGTGGCTATGGCATAGCCACATGCGGAACAGAGCGGAGGCAGGATGAAGCCAATGACGATGAATGAAAGTACCCATGAGTGATAGAGCACCTTGCGCTGCACCTGAAAGGCTATCATGCCCAACAGTGCAAAGCAGACGGCAGAGAGGCCGACGGTTGGGATCTCCCATGCTGACGCATGGGGCACGGTGGCCGAAAGAGTGGTAACAGGGAAGGTGACGGCAATGGCATAGGCGATGGCCATGTACCATAGCGACACATCGTAGATGAACACTATCGACAGCAGACACCAGCAGTTGACAAGCGTGTGAATGATGCTGGCGTGGAAGAAGGAATATGCAAAGCGTGCAAGGATGGTACAATCCTTACAGATGCCGACATCTGAGAGTTGCGGCACAGCCGCAACATACTGAACGGCTGACAGGATGATGCAGACAGCCGTCAGAACAAGTGCCGCAGTTTTCGCTTTCTCGCTTCGAACCATTCTTTCTTTGCTTTATAGATGTACACTCTTGCGGAGCCAGGTGTGAGATAGAACTTTGGTGCTGGTTGCCGGACTACCTGGAATGCGATGTCGAAGACGGACAATGACGGTTGCTGTGTCCGCAGTTCCAAGGCACGTTTGTATATCTCATGGAACATTTCTTTCTTGTTTTTCCGCATTCCTTTGAGCACATCGTCGATGCTTTCAGACTTGAACATAGCCGCAATGACGATTGCCGCACGCTCTTCGCTTACCCAAAATCTGGCCGATGGCATATTTACCACTTTCTTGTAAATAAGTGGCAGACGGATATGGCTTGATTGGTCTATAAGTTCATGATAAGCCCTGATCAAGTCGTTAATTCTGTCCTTTTCGTACTCAAATTTACTCCCGTGCGGCTTCATATATGCTTTAACAAGTAGCGTTAGTTTCTTGTAAATTCATGCCATTCAGACACTACAAAGTTAATTATTACGAGTGTTAATAGATAAAAGTGAAAGACAAAAAAATCCACTTAACTTTGTGGCATCATTAATAAAAACCATTTTAAAGATATGGCAGTAGTTGATAATAAGCAAGTTAAGAGTAGACGTGAGTTGATGAACGAGCGTCTGAAGACCCGTTATCCCGACAAGGAATTTGCGGATGATGATGCAATCTTCGGTCAGATTTCCGATGATTACGATGAATACGACAAGAATCTTGCAGAGTATCGGGAGCGTGAGAAAGCCTTTTCGGACATGTTCACCAACGACCCTCGCAGTGCGGCATTTATCCAAAACTGGCGCAATGGCAGTGATCCTGTTGTGGAACTTGTCCGGCAGTTTGGCACCGACATCAAAGATGCCATTGATGATCCTGAGCGTCTGGAGGCCATTGCAGCCGCCAACAAGGAGTTTGTTGCGCGTGTTGCCAGGGAGAAAGAGCTGGAAGAGACGTACCAGCAGAATGTCAACGAGAGTTTGAAGGCTATCGACACGTATCAGCAGCAGCACGGTGTCAGTGATGAAGATATTGACAAGGCGATGGCCTTACTTGTGTCTATTGCCAACGATGCCGTTGTGGGCAGGTTCTCTCCTGAGAGCATCGACATGGCATTGAAGGCTGTCAACCACGACACAGATGTTGAGGAAGCTGCCATTGAAGGTGAGGTGCGAGGCAAGAACACCAAGATTGAAGAGAAGCTTCGCAACAAGAAGAAGGGCGACGGCACGGCCAACCTTGACGGAACCAACGGAACAGCACAGCCTGTGCGCAACCGCCCAAGCCTTGGCGCACTTGACAGCTTCGGTGACAACAACAAGACCATCTGGGAGCGTGGCGGTGAGAAGCGACGCAGGGCAGAATAAAGACCCAAGGGAAAGCCCTTGGGCACGGTGGTTTAGAGAGAAGTGATTTTTTAAAATTAGTAATAACCAAATTTTTTAACAGCGATGAAGAAGATTAAAGAAACTTCTAATTGGGTGCTGAGCCTGGTGCTCACGCTCATTGCGCTCATTACGGGTGCATCTTCGGGTGTTATGATGGCTGATGCCTCTAACCTTCCCGATGCAGGTAAAACGGCTGCTGGCGATGGCGGCAACAATCCCAATGGCATTGCCACTGAGACTGGAGGCCGACAGGATGGCGACCCTGAGTTCTACACCAAGGACATTGATCAGCGAATTGTGAAGATTCGCCCGATGGCCACTCCTGTAGACCAGATTTCTCGCTATGCCAAGGCACAGAGCAGTGACTCGTTCGAGGTGAAGTACTACAGCGTAGGCACACGTCCTATCAGCTGTGTTACCACCGATGATATTGAAGCACAGGTGAGCGGTGCCAGCGTGGCCCTTCCTGTTGATGATGCCAACATGTTTACGCTCGATGATACTATCCGTGTGGTTGGTGTCAAGGGTAAGTACGATGACAAGGGCGTTGCCTACGATCAGGACGATGAGAACACTCCCGACCTGGTGCTCTGTGTATGTGGGCGTAACGACAGCACCTCAATGCCTGTGGTGTATGCCGTCAACGGTAACAAGGCTTCTGACGGTCAGACTACTCTGGTTCCTGCCATTCCTTCTGGCACGACCTTGGTACGCATGGGTAAGGCTTGCGGTGAGCTTGACGTTCAGACTGGACGCTTCAACAATATCCCGATGCCTGAGATTCAGTACTGCCAGAACTTCATGATTCAGGTTGAGCAGTCTACGTTTGACAAGATTGCGGCCAAGGAAGTAGACTGGAGCTTCAGCGACATTGAAGAGGATGGCATCTACGATATGCGTCTTGCCCAGGAGAACACATTTATCTGGGGTGTGAAGAACGTTATCCGTCACACCACCAAGGACGGTATGAACACTTGGTTCACTGGTGGCATCTGGTGGATGGCAGGCAAGGACATCGAGGTTGGTGAATGGGATTCTACGAAGCAGTGTGCCGTTATCAGCGACGAGAACCTTGTGGATATTTCCAAAGACCTGTTCGTCGGTACTGGCATCGGTAACAAGCGTAAGGTGCTCCTTTGCGGTTCTGACCTGCTTGCAGCCTTCTCTAAGATTAAGAGCGAGAAGTTCCGCTTGAAGGACACCGTTGAGGTATGGAACTTGAAGTTCAAGAGCTGGGAAACCGACTTCGGTGAGATTCTTACCATCCACCATGAGCTGTTCGACCTGAACGGCATGAGCGGTTGCGGCTTCGCAATGGATCCCGAATACCTGACGAAGAAGACCCACGTTTCCTGGAGCCGTAATATCCTCGACCTGAAGAAGGCTGGTGTGCGCAATACGAATGCTGTAGTCATTCAGGAGGTTGTTTGCCTGTACCTGCGTTATGCCAAGGCACATGCCCGTCTGCGTCTGGCTACTGCCCCAGCATCTGCACAGAAGGTAGGCACTCCCACGTTCTCTCCTGACAGCTGGACGGCATCTGCTGCAACACAGGTAGTTGAGCTGGCATCTACAACCGATGGCGCAACCATCTACTACACCACTGACGGCAGCACGCCTACCAGCGAATCGACGGAGTACGACGCTACCAACAAGATTACGCTGAGTGCAACGACTACCATCAAGGCCATTGCCGTGAAGGATGGCATGACCGATAGTGATGTGGCTACGAAGACCTACACGAAGGCGTAACCAGACCCTTGTGGGAAAACACAAGGCACACTATATGAGGGGCGGGCAACCTTTTCGCCCGTCCCTCTTTCTTTAAAGAGTTGCAACAGAGTTGCGACATACAAAACAATAAATGAGAAACGGTATGTTGAAGAGATATAAATCAAAGAGTTGCGTAAGCATCAATGTTGTACTTCCTACAGGTGGTAACACCCACGTCAGTTTCAGTCCTGTTACTGGCGGTGGCAGTGTGTACTACACAGACAATGAGAATATCCAGAAAGGATTGGAGCGTCACCCGAAGTATGGCAGGCTGTTTGTGATTGACACAGTGGCGAGTGCGCAGAAGCCTGTCATTAAAAAGCAGGGAACGGTGGCCGAAAAGGCAGCAGCAGGGCAGCAGCCTACGGAGAGTGCGGTGAAGAAAGCCGTTGAAGTGAAGATGGCCTGCAACGACGATGCAAAGGACTATGTGGCTGACAAGTTCGGAGTGAGCCGTAGTAAGATGCGTAGCCGTGCTGACATCGAAAAGGTGGCAACTGAGAACGGAGTGAAGATTATCTGGGTGTGATGGCCGCTATGGCATAGCGACATACTTGACAGGGACTATGATATACGCAGTAGCAGACTTGGTGAGAGAGATACGCATTGCCCTCGACCAGAACATGAGCAGTGACAGCCTTGCGGAGTTGAACGACATCGACACCCTTTCGCTCGATGAGCTTATCGACAGCAAGATTGAGGATGCAGCGCGGTTGGTTGTCTTGTCGGCTCCAGCAGTATTGCTTGGTACAGGCAAGGCTTTTGGCGAGACCATTGGCTGGGATATGCAGCCGGGATATGGTAGCGGCCATATTGTGCTGCCTGATGATTTCCTTCGCCTGATCGTGTTCCAGATGAGCGACTGGTCAATGCCCGTGACGTTGGCCATCGACGAGACCTCACCACTTTACAGCCGTCAGCATAGTCGTTATGCAGGTGTGCGCGGCAATCCGCAACGTCCTGTTGTTGCCATTGTGAAGCAGCCCATCGGTAATGTGCTGGAGTTCTACAGCTGTGAGCAGGGTGAGCATGTGTATATCAAGATGGCACGATATGCACCACTGCCGAAGAAATATACTATTAACGCCGAGGAAGTGATTGATTTGCCATACAAGCTGATACGTCCTGTTGTCTACTGTGCAGCATATCTGGTGGCATTGGCAACACAGCAGACGGAGCAGGCGAAGAACTGCAAGGCCGCCTGTCAGGAACTACTCGGAGCAACAGTAACGGTATGACTATGGATATAAGGAATCTTGGCAATTTTGCAGACATACAAGCCGTGTGGTCAGCATACCCCAACGGTGGCATAGAAGGTGACTACCTGTTTATTCCCGACCAGGATGGCACGAAGTACAGATGGAACAAGTATATTCAGCAGTGGGAGAATGCTGAGGTGGTCACAGAGACTGACAGCAGGCAAGACTTCACGGTTAGCGACCTGAATGTTCAGCACGAACTGCATGTGGGTTCGCATGCTGATGTGCATGGAGATCTGCGCGTGCGTGGTGTGCTTCATGCCAATCATGTGAAGCAGCCAAACGTTGGCCTGTTTGCCACACTCACAGCCCTGCAAGCAGCCTACCCCAGCCCAGAGGTTGGCATGTGGGCAATTGTCGGTGACAGTGTGCCGGGCTATGTCTATCGTTGTGACACGGCAGGCACCTGGGCTGCAACAGGTGAGACAGGAGGCGTTGACGATCTGGAGGGTGTTTTGCTTTACAGCCAGCAGTCATTGACAGAGGCACAAAAAGAACAAGTGCTTGAGAATCTTGGAATAGAAGTTATCACTACAGCAGAAATGGAAGCAGCATTAGCGGACTAATACAGATTGAGCTATGATATTGAAGACTTATACATCAAAAAGCGCGGTGAGCGTTAGAGTGTCGTTGTCATACGGTACGTCTGCACTTATCACGTTTGAGCCACAGATAGGCGGTGGCAGCAAGTTTGAAACGACTGAGACGACCTTGCAGAATGCCTTGGAGATCCATAACAAGTACGGGAAGCTGTTCAAGCTGTCAAGCAGCAAGCCAACAGGCAAAAAACGGACGTACCCGAAAGTGCAGTACTATGACAAGCAGGAAGAGCTTGGCAGCGTGCTGACGTATGAGCCGCAAGACCTGACAGAACAGGAGCGACAACAGGCAAGGGACAACATAGGTGCAGCAGCTTCGCCTACGGAACTGGAGAACGTGCTGCGCTATTCTGAGCAGGAACTGACAGAAGAACAGCAGGCTCAGGCGCGCGAGAACATCAACGCACAGGAGAATGCGGAGGTTATTACCACCGAAGAGTTCCAGGCCGTGCTTACTGACTAATCACTGAATGTTGAACAATTTAATAAATAACAATTATGCCATACACAAACAGAGAATTTACATGGGATCTCGACAAACTGAGAGAGTTCTTCCTTTATTATGTGCTTGCTCCACTGCGCTCACTGGTGGGGTACTATGAGTGTGGAACCGCTGCTTCTCAGGCAGCAAAGACCGTTGCCGCTGTGTGGTACAGCACCATACGCGAAGGCGGTTCGATGAAAATCAAGTTTACCTACAAGAACACGGCTGCATCTGGTGTGACGCTGAAGATTGGTTCGGCTGCTGCCAAGCCGCTGTATTATGGGGGTGCTGCCGTGGATGCTACCAACACTTGGGACGATGGCGAGACGGTTGAGGTGTACTATGACGGAACGAGATACTATGCTAACAATGTTGCAGGCGGTAGTGGCAGTGGTGACGGTGCTTTTGATGTAAGTGCCAAATATCCTACAAGTGGTGTGGAAGGAGGCAATACTTATACGCTTGCAGGTGCGCTTGCAGTTCTTAATACTAATCTTTCTGCTAACAAGAAGAAAGGTGGTATGAGCATCAAGTTCATACAGAGTTCTGACAATACTTATGTACGTTATAACCTACTGGCTACTTCATTTACCACTGATACTACACAATGGGCTATTGATGATGCTGGTGTGTATGTAGATAATCCAGAATATATTGATGTAAAGACAGACAAAGACGGTAGAATTCTTTGGGCTATAAAACCTGACGGAAAGATTTATTGGGGTGCAGGTGTTCCTCAGCAGGTTATTGATTATGTCGAAGGAAAGGTAGCCGAATTGAGTCTTGACGAATATGAGGATATTGTTACTTTTTTGGGTAATCTGATTGAAGGTGACACACTGGCTACATTGCTTAATGCAAAGGCTAATGTTGCTGATGTAAACACAGCTCTTAATACTAAGGTAGATAAGGTAACGGGAAAGTCACTTATTGATGCTGAGTATGCTACAGGTATCAGTTATATGGAGAATCCAGAGTTTGCTGCTGTGTATCTTGACCATGATGATAAGATTCTCTTTGGAGTAAAGGCTAATAGTGATTTCTATTTTGGCTATGGCGTACCAAGTCAGATTGTTGAGTATGTAATCAATCAGAAAAATGAGATTTTAGCAGTAGTACAAGCTGAGATTACAAGAGCTACAGCAGTAGAAGATACAAAGGTAGACAAAGTGACAGGTAAAGGACTTATACAGAATGAAGTTTCAGAAAGTATGTCTGCTATTGAAGACCCAGAAGGAAGAAGTGAAATCACTACTGACTCTGAAGGAAAGGTTATTAGCTATCGTAGACCAAACGGTACTTTAGTGGAGAATATTGGAGTTGAAACCAAATCAATTGAATCTGAATCATATAATTTTTCTGATAAAAATGCACAAGAGATAAAAGATGCTCTTAATAGGATTGGGTTTACAACTAAGACGCCGAGCGACCATTCCAACCAAGATAGTATTCAGATTCCAGAGCCATACCTTGCTGTAATTAACATCACTAATGATAAAGGAGAAGCATTTTGGCCAACTACAAAGACTACTGATGCTAAGTATTGGATGGAATTCTATGATGGTAATGGGAATTATTTCAAGAAAAGGATTATTTTTAATGCTCAAGGAAATTCTTCATTGTTTTTTGATAAAAAGAACGGTTCAATTGATATTTGCAATGATGAGTGGGAAGGTGATGATACGTGTAATATAAGATTTG